TGGAACATCTAATACGCCACCCATATAATCAACAATAGCTTCAGCATTGATTCCACATGCTATAGGACCATTTTTGTATATTTCAGTCATCATATTATTATCACCTCTAACTGCCCCATAACTATCTATAGTTGCGTTTGGATATTGTAATATTGGGTTACATATTCCTCCATGAGAAGTAAATGTATTACATGTTTTACAAATATTTGTAGAAGTACATTCAAACATCTCTTTATTTTCCTGACACTCCTTTTCTTTTGAATCATTGCTACATGCTTGATATACCATACAGTCTTCATATGGAATTGAACCATACTTATGGATAGCTTCATATGTTGCTAAATGATCTCCACCGTTACAACTACCTCCCATCTGACAGTTTAATAAGAATTGGATACTAAGATTAATATCTGGCCATGCTGCCTTGCGCATTATTTTTATTCTGTCTGATAGCGAGCTTATACTTCCATGTGCCCAACATGAACCACAATATACTGGTATATGCTGGTTTAGATTTTTTGTCAAGTAATTTACACCGTCAACATTAGACCATGTAAAGGATTGTGGTAATTTTATATCGCTAGTGTGATTAATCTGATGTAATTCAATATCAATTGATGGAACATATTCATTCATTCTAGCACCAACGCTAATAAAACTAAAAAACATTAAAAATGGTAAAAACATTTTAATATAGTAATATAAAAAAATTAAATTAACAAATATATGTCAATTTAATGTAAAATAAAATCATCATATTATATATAATTATGAATATGATGAAAATAGCAGGTATTTTAATCGCCATTGTAGCGATTAATTATATAGTAACTTTAGTAATGAATTTCCTAGGTATTGAATTACAATTTTATGGAAGTTATTTATTATGGGTTTGCGCAATATTATTATTTTGGGGGTTTTTACCAGGTCATGTTAATTATTTTGAATGATTAAACCTTATTTATTGGGTCTTCTTCTTCACTACTATTTTCAAATTCTTCTATTAATTTTTTGACAATTTTCACTAGAATATCATAATTCATTTTATCTTGTAAATTGTCAAGCATTTCTTCTTCTAATGGTTTTCTATTATGTTTTTCTTCGAATTTATCACACCAATCCCTAACTTCCTTTTCATAACCAGCCATTATTTTATGTTTTTGTCTGACAATTTCCATAATAGATGGTTGTCCAATATTTTTATCAGGCTCATCAGGTGTTAAAAATAGTATTTCAGCTGTACTTACTAATTCATCGCAAATTTCGGGTCTCATAATGTCGGGACGGTTTATTTCTTCTTGTTCCTCTGTTGCTTCTATTTTTTTAACAGGGAATTTATCATTAAATAGTTTAATAATTTTCTCATTAATAGAAGGACTTGTTTCCATTAATCTATCATATTCTTCTTTACACATTTTTAACATATGTCCTACATGCATTCTTTCATCTCTCGATTTGGCAAGTTCTACCTTAATATTACGATAAAATTTGTCCCATGAAATAGAACTAACTCTATGTGCTTCATTTAGCTCTCCTATTTTCAAGAATTGGGCAATGGTTGTTAATATACCAGCAAAAATATTTACAGCACCAATACCCATTTGAGCAATTGGTTTAATATTTTCTGGAAATCTATCTTGTGCAAAATTTGCAGTTCCTGTTAAAGTACTCATAATTATAACAGGAATAGTATACCAAGCATTTGTCTTAGAATATGCCTGATGTGATCTAGCATGTAACCATCTATAACACATAGCTTTATCAGCCCATTCTACAAGAATTTTTTCGTGTTCACCTTTCCATTCTTGTTCTTTAAATGACATAGTATCATTGTTAACAACAACCGGGCCAGTTTCTTTTAATAATTGTTCATCAGATATTTCCATTATAAACTATAAAAACAAAATTATTTTATTTGAATTATTATCTAATTAAATAGTAGATGGACGATAAATTGTTAAAAGTGAAAATTGTATTTGATAAAGTCAAGGAAATGCGGGGGGAAATTACCGTATTATTTGATGGTTTAGATGGAAGAATCTCTAAACTAAGTGAAATCTATAACGAATTTATTAAAAATACTAAACAAATTAAAACACCTGAACCAAAGGCTTTTATTTTTAGTTTAGATTCGTTTTATTTTCAAAATAGTCTTTTGAAGAGAGAATATAAAAACTTAAAAGACTATAATACAATCATAATAAATCGTATGTATGGTGAGTATTATAAATTATATAAACTGGTAACCGAATTTGTCGAAAAAAGTCACATTGGCGAAAATAATAAAGAAATTTTTAAAAATAACAATTATCCCAAATATGATGATTTAGACGATGAAAAGATATATGATTTTAAATTGATTATTCAATTAAATGATGATATAATGAATATTGTTAATTTTCTTATTAGAACAAAACAGGAAAAAGAAATGAGTTTAAAAACTTATCAAACTAATCAAAGTTTCGGATTGAATGTTAATAATTTTGTTTCAACATTCAACTACGAAGTGATTGTTTTATCAGAGCAGATTGTTTTATTTGAAAATTATTTGGATTTTTTTTATCATATTCATGAAAAATTATTTAAGCGATTAATAACCAAAATAAGTGTTTTGGAGGCACAGTTAAATGCTGATATTAAATTTGAGGGTGGTATAATTGGAAAAAGAAAGGATAATAAATCTTTAATTGAAGATATGAATATAAAAGGATTAAATAAAAAGGCTGCTAGAGATTTAAGACGTTCTATTACTGGCAAAATAAGTCCTGCTGCTTCTTTAATATCTGGAAGTGGATCGAGTGATTTTTCTTCCATTGATGAAATACCACCAGAAACTTCTAGTTTACATAAAAAAGTTCTTGATATACCTAAAAGTATTAGATTTGATAATATATCTATTACACAACAGATATTTAATAAACATAATAGTGATGAGGAAAATGAACTAAAAGAGCAAATAGAAAGTAATTTTACTTTAAATGAATATGATGAAGAAAATTCGGAATCAGAAGAGGAAGAGGAAGAGGAAGAGCAAGAGGAAGAGGAAGAGCAAGAGGAAGAGGAAGAGCAAGAGGAAGAGGAAGAGCAAGAGGAAGAGGAAGAGGAGGAGGAAGAGCAAGAGGAAGAGGAAGAGGAAGAGGAGGAGCAAGAGCAAGAGCAAGATGATGGAAAAGAACAAGAACAAGAACAAGAACAAGAACAAGAACAAGAACAAGAACAAGAACAAGAACAAGATGATGTGAAAGATAATAAGTCAGATGCAACATATGAATATGAAATTATCGAACCAGAAATATCTGATATATTAGATAGTTCTATGGGTCTTATGAATCAGTCTGAAAACTCTGAAAACTCTGAAAATTATGAAACATCGTCAGATATAGGTGATATAGATGAAATTAAAAAAATAGTATATCCAGATGGTTGTGTGACAGCTAATCAAAAAAGAAATTATAAAAAACGATTAAGAAAAAAAGAAAATAAATAATAAATATATTATGAGTAATTATTCCATAATAGACATATAACGATTTTAAATTATTTAATATTATATATTTTAAAATTGAAATAAATAAACATCAATAAGTAATAATAAACAATACAATGGAACGAAGACTACATAAGAAGATCGACACATATATTCGTGGATTTAAAAAGGATTTATCTGATGAAATACAAGCAAGTCCTTTATATGGATGTCCTGATTATAAAGAGGATGTGATGAATATAATTAATTTTGTTTATGAATATAATAATTTTGAATTAAATAAAGAGGATTTTATGAAGAGAAAAAGAGTAAAGAGCACTATTCCCGCATATGAGAGATGTGGCGCTAAACGGGCAAATGGTGAACAATGTACTAGACGAAAGAGAGATGATTGTCAATTTTGTGGAACTCATAGTAAAGGAACCCCACATGGTATTATTACTGACAATGAACCATTAAATACCACTACAAAAGTTGAAGTAAGCGCTATTGATATCAAGGGGATTGTTTATTACTTGGATAGTGATAACAATGTATATGATACAGAAGATGTAATTTCTAATAAAAATAATCCAAGAATAATTGCTAAGTATGAGAAACATGGAGAGTCCTATTCGATTCCAGAGTTTAAAATATAAAAATGATTTAAAAATAATATAGCTAATTAATATAAATATTTTTTATATGATGAACATAAATATAAGAAGAACCTATAAAGTAATTGAATCAACATTAATGAACAGGAACATATATAATATTAACAATGAACCATTGTTAAAATTTTGTCATGGGAGAAATAATTTTATTGATGAAAATATATGTGATTGTTCGACGGTATGTAATCTTACTTTTTATCCCCACTATCAGGTGCCTGTTCGGTTGACATCTCACAACCCGTTCGCTGGACCTCAAACTAAAGAAGTAACATATCATACACATCAGATATGTAGTCTTACACAAGAATATAGAAATATAAAAGATTGTTTATGTGTTAATAATTGTTCAGCTGATAAAAACGAATTAATGTTATATGATGAGAAATATGGTTAATTATAAATACAATAATATTATAGTATTTATAAACTTAAAAAAAAGACCTTTATATTGATTATAATGAATAACAATCAATTAGAACACATTAAAGTATTTTTAAATAAATGTAAAATAGTCTGTTCAGATTTATCTGATTTAAATGGAATTACAATTCCAAGAGAGATTTTTTTAGATAAGGAATTATATTTATCTGTTAAGGAGGAAATTCCAATACTTAAACAAATATTTACATCTTCAGCATTAACTGGATTACAGTCTAACGCAGAAGAAAATCAGAAATGGCCATTATTAAATTTAGTTAGACAAGTATTGAGATCATGTAATTATAAAATGACACCTAAAAGAATTAGTGCTGGTTATACGAAGGATGGAAAGAAAATTTATAAACGAATGTTCATAATAGAAAGTTTAAAATCTACTTCTTATACTAATTCTACAGTTGTTAACGATTCAGATGAACCAGTATTTTCAGATGGTAATTCTTCAACTTTGGGAGATTCGTCGTCAACTATAATTTTATCAGGGTCGACATCATTAAATTGAACCTTATTTTTTAAATAAGCACTATAGAACACATTTTTTTTGGTATTTACAGTTGAATAAACATCTGAAACTTTGAGTCCCATAAATAATAAATTTGTTAAATATACAGTAACGGTTTTGCTATCTAAATAGTTACTATATACAACAATTGAACTTAATACAGCATTTATCAAAAAAGTTGCGGTTGATACATATCCAGCTTTTTGGTAATAATTATCAAATTGTAAAATATTATCCTTCTTAACTGTAGATAGTTTTTCTAATGCTTCTCCTACAGACTCGTTATCTACAGGTGTGAATCTATTGACTTCTAAATAATTAATTAATTTATTTTCTCTCTTTACCTCTACAAAATAAAGGAATAGGAAAGTTAACATAGTCATTGCGTTGAATGATATGGCAACTTGAGACATTGTATCGCTACGGTTTATATTTTGGTCCATAGAACAAATAGTATCTTCACATTTCTGAGGAACAAAAACAACTAAAAATGCTCCCATTAATACTCTGTAGATTTCTAATACTAAGGTTGAGGCAACATTCATTTTTTGTTTAAAATCTTGGTCGTTTTGTTTTTCTTTAATCATATCCATTATGGATGGTCTTTTATCTTTAATCTTAACAGATTCAATTTCTAATGTCTCAATAGCATCATCATTTGCTTGTAAAGTAGGAGTGGTTTCGTCAGAAGACATTATAAACTATAAAAATATTATATTGTCACAAGAAAATATTTTAATTAATATTATTTTATTTAATAATATTAATGACATACAAGTTAATATTTTTTAATGTTAAAAGTGAGAAAAAAATAATCGAGATAAATTTATGTATTGATAAACAGATTAGGGAAGTTTATAACAATATAAATGAGCGTATAATTACATCATTAAACAGGGATATACTTAGAGAAGAAATCCAACTATACGATTCATCCAATGAGATAGAAATAAATAGTAATTCAACTGAGATAATTAGAGATATTTGTGATTGTATTTATTATCCATATTTTATTGTGGAAATTTTTCGAAAGGGGTAAAATATATTGTTTACCATTTTGTATTATAGGCTTTGTAAAAGAAATATCCAGAAACCACTAATGTTGAAACTCCAACACTAAATAATGTAATTTTTTTATGCGTAATTTTATTTAATTTGGCACCAAATATTGAGGCAATAAATACACATGGAATCAAAATTGCTGCTGCTTCCCAATGAACATCCCCTGTTTTATAATATTCATAAACTGCTCCTAATGATACAGGAACAGATGTGTAAAGTAATGCAGTTCCAGCAGCTATTCTCTGATCACTTACTAATTCCAAAGCCATAAGGCCTGTTAATATATATATAGCTCCAGCTTGGCCTTGCCAACCACCTAAGAGACCTACAATAACTCCTAATACTATTGTCGTTATTATTTCGGTTGTATTCATTATACATTATCTTAACATCTTTTTTTTCAAAAATTAAATAACTGAAGCCGTCGGCAGACAGAAAAAAAATTGAAGTGTATTTGGTAAGAAGGTGGTATAGTATAGTAAAAGAGGAATCATAATAAATGAGTATTGAGATGTATAATGCGTTGTTGGTTGAGGTGGGTCGTGAGGTA